CTCAGCGTTGTCGGTTCCCATACATTCAAAATCTGCCGCCTCAGCTTTTGCATGTTGGCTGTTGATCGAGCTACCTATTTTTAGGCATAGCTGTTCGCTACGGAATCCTGACGTTACCTTGACTCTACCGAAGTGGTCACGTACCGGCTGTAAAATATTTTCACAAAGTGCTTTTAGTTTTTCTATCTGCCCTGAGTTAGGATTGTTATTGATATCCAAACGTACGGCTGTATCAGATTTGATAAGCTCTTGAAGAGAAAAATTTCTTGATAGTTCCATTATTGACAGCTTAAACACTCATCGCTGTCATTGTCAAGAGCAGCTAAAGCTTCTTCTTTACAGTCTTGGCTACAGAATAAATCTAATTCTTCTTTAGCTTCAAACTCTTTTTTACATTGATTACAATTTTTTTTCATTATTTTAATATAAGTTTTTTAATTGATTTTGAACCATCGACGTTCGACTCGAGCTCGGCCATCGACTTGATACATTGATAAACTATATTATCTTTTGTATTCGATCTCATTGCAACCCTTTTTCCTTTCAAGCACATTGACATTGAAGGTTTATTTGTCTCAGGATCAATTTGAATTCTATGTTCTTTGATCTCTCCATTAACAATCATAAGTAGGGCTACAATCAACTCTGGCATTAGTGGGCTCCGTTACCGTTTTGTCTAACTTTATCTTTTAAAACCTCTACATCTTCTAAAAGTTTTTCAGTTTGTTTTTGTATAAACTGTATATTTACTTTATTATGCATCATGTCTTCAATTCTTGTTTCGATTTGCTCTACACTTTTATAAAGATCTTCCAATAAAAAATGTTGCTCCTGGTCTACGGGGACCTGTTCACTTTTCTTTAACAAATCATTTTCAAATAATTCTCTTGATGTCTCCAGCGATACCAACCTCGAAGTCAGCTCTGTATAAGCGAAGACGCCCATTGCGACGAGCACGATCAGGCTAGCAACCGTTTTCATCGGCATCTGCACGGCAGCCGATTCCGATATGTTTAGTGGTTTATTGGACACCTGGACCTCCACATAAAGCCAAAGTAACCAACATTACAATAAGTAAACCTGTAAAATAATAGTTCATCCTCTGACACTCCATAACTATCTAGTCCAAAAAAATATTCTTCTCCACCAACTTATTTTCTTAGTTGGTTGGGCAACACATTGACATTTCTTTTTTTCAAAAGAACAATCTACACATATATTTAAACTCATTTCTTATCCTCTGTTTTATAAAACATTTTATTACTATCTTCAGTCAACCAATCTTTGTTTTCTACATTCCATCTTGTAGTTTGAACCCTATAGTCTGGCACTTCTCTATCAGTTGTATAATTTGGAGCATCCCACAATATTCTATTATTGGGTTGTGCTGCATAATTGCCATTATCTAAAGCAAGTATGTGAGCACACTTATGTTCTGCAGGAATTTCAGAATGCTCAGTATCTAGTATATTACTATCTGGATGTCCCCAGTCAACAGTAAATAAATATTCAAATGGATAGTTTATTTTGTCTTTACCAAAGTATTTTCCTCGTTTACCCCTTAAAAAACTAAAGCAATGAACACTAGGATAATAACTAAAGCAATTCCATAATTGAAGATTGTCGATTGCGATATCTGGTACGTCTTCTCTGTCAAATTTTTCTTGAAAAAACGCTGATATAGGTAGACGCCAAAAGCATGCACCATTTGGTAGCATAATATTAAATAAGAGAGACCTATCTGTAATAGAGACCACACTAAAGATGCAGCAGTCAACAGACTCTCCTTGATGTTTTTCCAGATCATATAAATACTCCTTACGTATTTTACAGTAGATAGGTGGTATGTCCGCATTTAAATAAGCCATAGTTTATTTTATCTCTCCCCAGTTCGGTCCAGATTCATAATCAACTTTATTTGGAACTTCCAAGTCTACTGCTTGTTCCATTATTTCTTTTATTTTATCAGCTTGAGTTTCTGATTCAATAGAAAAATCTAATTCATCATGAATCTGTATATGTGAAAGATATCCATTTTTATATAAATTAACCATTGCTCTTTTTGTCATATCTGCAGCTGATCCTTGAATTAATTTGTTTAATGCTTTGTATGTAAAAGCTCTACGCGTTGAATTTTTATGCCAATAATTCTTTTTTGGTTTACCATCTTTGTCTTTAATAACATTACCTTCAAAATCTTTTAACACTGGTCCCATTTCTTGTAGTTCTTTCATACGTTCTTCATCTTCTGGTGGTATGTATTTACCCCAGTCACTACCATTTAATATAGGTTCATACTTTGGAAACCTACAGCGTCTACCAAGTAATGTTTTTATCTGACCTTTGTTTAATGCTGCATTCATAACTTTGTTCATCAATTGTTTTACAAACGGTGCTTTACCATGATACTTTTTAAATAGTTCATCAGCTTTTTCTTTTGTTAAATCTAATTCATTCATCAACTTACCTTTACCCATACCATAGAACAAACCTAAGTTAATTGTTTTTGCTTGTGATCTAGGTATCTCTGCCATCTCTGCTACAATTTTATGAAAGTCTGTTGAAGGATCATTTTCATATGAATCTGCAATATCATTTACTGAAGGTAATTCAAACTTTAGTGAGTAGTGTGCAACTAATCTTGGTTCTTGTTGTGAGTAGTCAAACGTACCCCACTTGCAACCTTCTTCAGGTAAGAATAAACTTCTTATCAATGGTCCTGTATCTGGATCACGTGCTGGAATCTGTTGTAGATTAGGATTAGAATAACTAAATCTACCGGTAACGGTACCTCCATCATCAGATCTAATTTGATTAATGTCTGCGTGTATTCTACCTTTGTGTTCGTGTTTTATTATTGAATCAATAAATGTAGTTCTAACCTTGTTTATTTTTCTAGCTTCTGCTATCATACGTACTACAGGATGTTTATGTGTAACAAGAAAGTTTTTAGTAAATGATGGCTCATCAGATTTCTCAGTTCTTGAATAAGGTAAATTTAATTTATCGAAAAGTGGAGCAATACTTCTTGCTGCCATTAACTGAACTTCTACTCCTGTTTCTATTTTTATTTGTTGTATTAGGTTTTGTTCTTTTATTGCCAGTGCTGTTTTCAATTGATTGGCTTTCTCGACATCTACCCGCACCCCTAGGAAGCGCATATCGACCAAACAAGGAAACAGATCTGTCTCAAGATTAAATACATTCTGTAAATCATCTTCAATAATTATTTTTTTAAATTTTTGCCAAAGTTCTAAAGTAAGTTCAGCGTCTTGTTCTGCATAAGATCCAACTTCCATTGCAGGTAATCTCCACATATCAGCTTTTGCATCTAGTCCTCTTTCTTTTGCAGCTTCTATTAGTCTTGATTCATTCTTACCTTTGTTAAGATAAGCCCAGGACATAGTATTTAAGGTATAAGAGAATCTATTCTCATCAATCAATGATGCAGCAATCATAGTATCTACTACTAAACCATTGATTTTTATACCTAAATTACGTATCCAACATACGTCGTACATTGCGTTATGAAATATTTTTGTAGAAGAAGATTCGCATACATCAGTAAACCAAGATAAAACTTTTTTACGATCTAGGTTTGGACCAATCTCATGAGCAATAGGAAAGTAACCTTTCCAACCATCTACAGCAACAGCTATACCTACAACTTCACCATTACCTATGATAGCTCCTGAACCCAGTTTCTTTAAGTCTGGATCACGTGTCTCTAAGTCAATTGCAATTTCACTTGCTGATCTTAGATCAGGATACTCTGTAGGTGCTAACCATTCTGTTTGTGGTATGATCATTTCTTTTTAAGATCTTTCATTGTTTTAATTTCTAATTCACAGTAATGAATTATTTTTTCTAAGTCTTGTATTCCTGCCTTGTTCTTGTAGCGACAAACATACTTTATAACATTCCCCTGAAAAAAGGAAAGGTCATTCTTTGAGATAAACTCATAAGGTTGAATGTGAAAGTCTTTGTAGTGACTCCCACCTATCTGTTTATCTTGTGGAAATGAATCTTTAAATATATCTTTGTGTGTCATTTTAATACCTCCATTATGTTGATGACAAAAAATGTTAGTGTAATTGTTATAAATATATCTGATGTAATTATTCTCATAGTTGATATCCTGTTCGTTGTATTTTTGCTTTTAGTTTGTATAGGTTATTTCTTGCTCTTGTGGTTCCTACGTACCAGACTCTATGTTCTTCATCATTTTTTTCTTGACTACGTTTAATAGATTTAAGAATTTTCTTTCCCATATCTAAACATAAAATTACGTTATCTTCTTCTCCACCTTTTGCTGCGTGTATTGTGGATAGCCATATTCTAGCATCAGTATTTAAATTCTCTCCGTTGTCTAACATATTTTTTATATACAATTTTTCTTTTTCATCAGCTTCAACAAACGCATCAAACCAATCTTTGTTTCGATTCCATTCAACATCACCTGTGTATTCTTTTATATCTTTTATAATTCTATCTTCTAATTCCTGATGCCTGGTCCAAGACTCGTACTGCATTGCAGCTCGATACATAGTTACTGCAAAACTTTTACCTTTATTAGTTTCATAAAATAAATCTTTACGTTTTAATTCCTCAGCTATCTTTACTTGTCTAGATATAGTTCTGCTTAAAATTAACCACTTACCTTTAGTCAAATCTACTTGACTCAGGTTACCTATAGTAAATGATTCTCCCTCGTAATCTCTAGGTAAATAGTGTTTTTCCTTCCTTATACCCATAATCTTCTCAATCGGCTTCTGAGACTCCTCCTGGACGGTTCTAGACACACGTTTTGAGTACTTTAGGACCCTTTCTTTAGCCGGTTCTTTGATAAATCTTTCAACATCTGCACCAGCCCATACGAATATAGCTTGGTCATCATCACCTGCTAAATAGATATCTTCTGATTTTTCTTTTAACACATCAAATAGTTTCCATTGCAATGGTGATAGATCCTGAGCTTCATCTATAAACACTGCTTTGAATGTAGGAAAGTTTTCTTTGT